TAGGGTTTAGCCAATTGATGATGCTAGGCAAGACTGATACGAGAGCTGCATTGGCAATTGCATCGACATCTAGGCCGACTGCTAGATAAGTCGCTAGTGCCGTTGCTAGGAATGTCTTGGCCCAGCTTTCTGCCATCTTCTTTAAGTCGCTCATTAACTTCTCCTTCGAGGTTGAAATAACTGCCATCTTTGTCTCCCAAAGTTGTAAATGAAATATGGAAATGCGATCGGTGAGGGTTAGCGCCTTTATAAGTTCTGCGTTTCCATCCCAGTATCGGACTCATAATCTTTCCATCAAAAATAATGTAAGCAATTCGCTTGTCGCCTTTCTTGGCTAATTTGCGAATCTTCTCAACTAGCGCGTAAGCCTCTTCTTTGTGAGCTGATAAGTCAGCATCAATATCTAAAGCTCTAACGATTCCTGATTTAGCGTCTGGTATATGGTCAGAAGTCCCCTTAGCGCGGTGGCGAGCGTCAGCAATCCAACCATCAGACTTACGATCCCTATCAGGATAATCGTCATCTATCTGCTCCCGTAACTGAACACCTGCTGCGCATAGTCGGGCCATTAGCTCAGCAGCAGTTTAGCTTCATCCTCGGTTATCCCGAGTTTTTCTAATAGTGCGGCTTTAGCTGCGGCGGCCTTAGCTGCTGCCTCTGCCTGTTTTCCGGCAGCGGCTTTTTTTATGTCCCACTCGGTTATTTCTGCTTCTGTCATTTCTCTTTCAATGACTTCATTGGTTTCCGCGTTATGAATTTTTATAATTGACATTATTTAACTCCATATAGAGCGTAGGTTCCACCTTGGAACGTTCCCGCTTGTGGAAAAATTTGAATTGACGTTATTGCCGCAGATGGGCTATTAAATAAATGATTCATCGAATTTGGCAATAAAGTCGTTGTAGTTGTTTTATCAATTCCAACGCTAATTGATTGACCCAATTTATGACTGTTCGTAGTATTGTAATTAACAAGTCTTAGAAGGGCTGATGAGGTAGTTACTGCGTTATCGCTGGCTCTAATTAAACCCAAAGAATCAGCATTACCGCCGCCTGTTGCAGTTGCAGTTCCAGAAGCCCACTCAAAATATTTAGATCCTGAGGTAACGCTATTAAATTGAACATAAGTCCAAGTATCGTCATCACTTAAATCAACTGCATTAACATATAACCAAATTTCATTATAGGTTCCAGGAATAGAAGTTATTGAAACGGATGCTCCAGAAAGTGTTCCAGAAGCAATTGAAGTCATACCTCCGGCCGAAACTGTTTGCCATTCTAAACCTGTAGCTGTTGCTGAGTTCGCGGCTAAATATTGACCATTAGTTCCAACCGCCAACCTTGCTACTGTGTCGGCTGCCGTTGCAGCTATCAAATCACCTTTAGCATCGACAATAGTTTTGTTGATTGCGTTGCCGGCATTGGCAAAAACTGTTGTATCAATTGATGATCCAAGTGTGCGGATAGCGGCTGCGCCATCCTTGACTAAATCCGTATCATCGGGCGTAGTCCAAGAGTAATTCGTTGTGGTTGCCATTTAATCTCCTATGCAACTATTGTAGCGTTGAGCCAAGTCAAATCGGGCAATATCGTATTAAAGGTCTCATTAGCTGGTACATCCTGCCAAGCCATTGCTTGGAGACTATAAGCCACAGGTGAGACATTCAAAGTTAGGGTTAATGAGTTTAGGTTAGCCGTCCAAGTCCAGCCCTCTACAAAGCCTTGAAACTCGCCTAGAGTCATATTGGCTGGCAGATTGACAATGTTGAGCGGCATCCCCATAAATACGCCTAATAGGGAATTGCGGTCTGTGTTGTCAATTTCTGGGTTGCCAAGGGCGAAAGTAATCTGTCGCATCTCAAATTGAGGATAGGCGCGAATAAGAAGATAAAAGGCTGCTTGATCCTCAGCATCTACTTGGTTGCGAAGGGTCGTTGTAACCTCGGCAGCAAGTTCCCCATAAAGGCTTATTGAAGTTGCATCCTCATCGGTAATGGCCTGTTCGCTGGTAGCACCATAGGTAATAGTCAAAGAATTGCGGACATCACTAGCGCGCTTGGTAATCTGTAGGCCAGGACCAATGGCGTGATTGCCGTCTAAGTCAATATATCCATTGAGAGCTAGTTCTTGGCTGCGGTGGGTCGAATCTGCATAACCTATCCGACCTTGGGCATCCTCATAAATATAACCAAGTCCAGAAGTAGCCGCTTGAGATACTAGGTCGTAAATCGTTGCAGTGATACCTGTCTGGCTGTGAAGCTCAAAATCGCCTGGAGTATCTATCTCTCCTAGTCCAGTATTTTCAGCATCAAGCCATCGAGTGGTCGGTTCATAAGTATTCCAAGTTAATGCCGCTGGGACTTCATTCCAACTGCCCAGCAATACTTCTTCCAATAAGTCAAGGATTCTATCGCCATCAAATTGATGGGCTAGGTTGCCATCAAAGATATGTCTAGCAAGTCTGGCTAAAGCTCCAACGGCTACTATGTTGATTCTTTGGCTGGTTGCTGTAGATCCTGAATTGGCTACTGCGATGGTTAGGTCGGTAATAAAGCCGCCAAATAGAAAGACATATGTCGAGCTGGCGTTTAGCACTTCAACTGTTACTGCATCGTTGATTTCATAAGAGACTTGCGAGCCATTAGTTTCGAGAAGGGTTAGATTGCAATAGCCAGCCAGAGGCTGTTCATAAATACTGGTGCGACCAGAGGTGATAGTTAGGCCGCTAAGTGTTACCCCTGTAACTGTAGAGCCATTGACCTTAACTCGATAGGTGGGACTCCAGATGGTCATAGGATGAGTTGGTCTCCACCGCCGCCAAGTCTGCGGCTGCTGTTATTTAAAGCTGATTGAACTGCTCTGCTAAATCCTTCTTCATCTATAACACTTGGAGCATTAACATTGATAACAACATTGCCGCGTTCATCAGCTTGTCTAACGCCTGCTACATTAAATGATCCAGTGCCTGCTGTTCTCTTAATAAAATTTGCTTCGCTTACTTGCTCAATAAGTGTCTGAGTTGTTTTTTTACTAGTTCCAGTTGTAGTTGAACTTCCGCCGCCGCCAAAGCTGCTGCCACCACCGCCGCCACCGCCTAAACCGCCTAATCCAGTAGAGACACCGATTGAGGCACCAGTCCCACCGCTTGGAAAGAATAGATCACTTCTTGGAACGCCCACTTCTTGAGTGTCAAAATTTCTTTGCGCTGCGCTAATTGCGGCTAAAGCTCCAAGACCTAATGCAGCTGCGCCAGCGCCAAGCAAAGGATTTAGGGCGAAGGTTGAAGCAACACCTGCAACGATTGCGCTTGCTTTCAAAGCGTTATAGGCGCGAATAAGACTATTAACTAAAAGTATTGTTGCTGTAACCCCAGCAGCTATTTTATTTACTGTAAATACGGCAGCAAGAACTCCAGCTAGAATAAGCAATTCATCTTTTAGGCGAATAACTGTCTCTATAAATCCTCTAACCTTCTTACCCCATTCAACAGCTGTTTTCTGGGTCTCGGTCAAGGATTCATCTAAACCATCTTGGCCAGTAAGGCCAGCTATAAACGCTTCTAAGGCTGGAATAAAGTTTTCTAAAATCCAAGCCGTAAGTTCTTGAACTACTGGCAGCAAGGCAGCGCCAATAGATTCCTTGGCTTCATCAAGAGCTATCTTGACGCGCTCCATTTGTTTTTCTGTGCTTAAAGCCTCATTCTCAGCAAAATTGCCAAAGGTTTCAGTTAGCTCTTTGAAAATTAAATTGAAATCTTTGCTTTTTAATATATTTGCATCTACGCCAAGTCCTAACCGACCAAGTGATGCTGCGTTTCCATCGTATGCTTTACCCAAAGCCATTGAAACAGTTTCAAGAGGCTTTCCCGTTGCTGCGCTTATGTCTAACGCTAAATTTAATAATTCTGTTGCTTCCTCAACATCTTTAGTGCTTCTTACTAGTCTTGCAAATGCTGGGCGCAATTGATCATCGGTAACTCCAACAGCCAAAGAAGTCTTAGTAATATAATCTTCAACAGCTGCAATTTGTTCGCGTTTTGCACTAGTGCTATTTTCAATAGTAAGGGCTAATTTTCTTTGAGCAGCCTCATCTTCCGCAGCATTTTTTATTGCACTAATTGCAAAAGCACCAGCCGCAGCTGTAACTGCTGCAAATGCAGCGGCAGCTTTTACTCCAAATTCTTTAGCTCTTTCGCCAATCGAATCAATATCTTTAGATCCTGCTGCCAGCTTCTTTTGAAAGTCAGCTGTATCGGCTAGGAGCTTAAGCGTTAATGCTCTTGAATCAGATGCCACTTATGCCCCACTTATCTAATATCTTATTGAAGGCTTTAGTCCATTCGGCAACTATATACTTTTGTTCTTTTCGCAAGGTTGGATAAATAAACCAACCGCGAGAACCGCGACCGAATCTTCCAGAATAACTGGGAAACTGCTTAAACTTATTTGATCCAAATTCGTAACCAGCCCATAAATCTTTTGTAGTGCCACCGCCACTAAATCTTTGACTTGCAAAACCATAAGTCAATTCGCCTGTAGTGCTAGACATTTTAACTTTTGAACCAGTTGCAATACGCCGAGCAGCTGCCCCACCTTTTGTGCGCGTTTCAGCTGCTCTAATTATTTGGCCGCGTAAATATTCTGCTAAATTATTTGAAACTCCCCGAGCCTCGGCTTTGGCTTCATCGCCTAGCAAGGAGAAGGCTTTATACACTTGACGAAGCTCAGTGCTATCAAATGCTGCGATTTCTTCAGCCATTGCTATTTCTCTCCTTTATCAGCTCGACTGCTGTTGCTACATCGTCCCAATCATCCCAGTATTGCATTGGGATACCAGTCTTAATAGCAACTATTACTAATAGCCGCCTTATGCTGTCGGGCTGATGGCTTTTGGGTCATCGTTGCCAGTCCTTACATCGGCAACAGTTTCCATCCAGACATCAAAGGACTTGACTGGCTTTCCAGCACTTTCGCGCTTATGAGCGTTATATGCCAAGAACATCAAGTCCCAGATTCCTATATTGTCTTGCGCCTTTGTGATTGTGTGGCCTGTGGTCTTTTCCCACTTGGCCCACTCTGGCGGTTGAGCAACATAGGTGGCAACTTCGCCTCCGTTGTATTCAATTGTAATTGATAATTTCATAGCTCCCGATGCTCCGATCTATTAGGCAAAGTTCTCTGATGGTGTTCCAACGACTGTCATCGTCCAAGTATCAGTTAGCGCTCCTGGTGCTGCGCCGCCTGCTGTTGGGAAGATTGGCAAGACATTGAAAGTAAATACTGCGCCAGTTATGGCTGTGAATGAAACTGCTAGTGTGGTGTTAGGTGCTGTTTCTGCATCTGTCCACATTGCTTCGAATAGAGAGCTTGCAACTCCCCAATCTTGTAGCAATTCGATTGTGAATGTCCATTGTTTATCAACGGACTTATAGGCGCGACCATCAAGAGTCTGATAGGTCTCGATGATTGTTTCGCAGCTTAGGACTGCGCTTGTTGCTTGGGCATCGTAGTTAGCGCTATCAAGTGTGAAGGTAACATCGCGCCCAGTTATTACTGTTGTTGGCATTTGGGTCTCCTATGCGGTTTGCTCGTAGCGGACGCTCAAGCGTATGTCTGCAACCAATAAATTGGTTGTTCCTACTGTTGTTACTGACGGCCTATCGACTGTCGATAACTCATACTTGGACGCGTTTAGCGCTCCAAGAATACTAATAATTAATTGCTCTAAATTGTCTAATGATGCGGCGTTGCTGAAATACGCAACGCAAGCAGTAATTGTATAATTTAATCTAACTCGAGTTGTTGTTTTACCTAAAACTTCAAGCTCCATATAAGGGGCATCTGGAACAACTACAATTGCTGGAACTATCGGCGCTTCTGGAACTGAGTCATAAATATTCGCGGTGCATCCAGCCAAGGCAATCTTAATAGCGCCTCTAATATCTGTAGCAATTGTTGATGCAGGCATTAGCCGACCATCGTCTCTACATCAAGATATGGGCCAAGTAAGCCAGTTACTTTGGCAAGTAAATTCTTAGATAGGCGGTAAGGAGTAACTGCAAAATCTACGCCTTCGATTGATCCACCAGCGGCGGTTCTGGATTGGAAGATTTCAACGGAGATAGCCAGAATAGCAGCTTCAGCATTGGGGTTTCCGACATAGGTCGATAATCCAGATAGCG